AGTATTATGTGCTACTGATCACCCACTACAAAGTGGTTCAGCACAAGCTAATACGTTCACTACACAAGCAGAACTTTCAGAAACTTCTCTGGAAGACGCGTTAATTGGTATCGCTGGCTTTACTGATGACAGAGACATTCCGGTGGCTCTTCAAGGTAAAACTTTGCACATTCCAAGACAACTTGTGTTTGTTGCCGAAAGATTGATGGCATCTCCATACAGAGTTGGAACTGCGGACAATGATGTAAACGCTCTCGTATCGAAAGGTATGTTACCGGGCGGTTATCATCTTAACCACAGATTCACTGGAAGTAAACGTTGGTTCATTAGAACAGATTCTCCTCACGGAATGAAAATGTTCAATAGATCACCAATCAACACTTCAATGGAAGGTGACTTCGAAACAGGTAATGTACGTTACAAAGCTAGAGAGAGATACTCATTTGGGTTCTCTGACTGGCGTGGCGTATGGGGTTCAAACCCATCCTAAACACTAGAGGGGGTAGCATAAAAACTGCCCCCTTACCAACCCATAGACTACGAAAGTAGACTACAAACAAAAGGATAGACAATGGGAACAACGACTTTTTCAGGCCCGATTAAAGCGGGAACAATCCGTGAAGGCGGATCACAAAATACAGGTTTTGTTGAAATGGCACAAACTGCTGCTTGGTCACAATCAGCAAGTGCAGCTAGCACTGGAATTATTATTCCAGCAAATTCACAAATCACCGAAATAACTCTGTATATAACTACAGCTCCAGCTTCAGCTAACTTATCTGTAGGAACTTCAGCAAGTGCAAACGAACTATTTTCTGCATTAGCTTTAGGAACTTCTGCAAATGTTATCAAGCAAGGTTCAACTGGAACAATCACTGATGCAGATACATGGGCAGATGTAGGAAGTTCTGATGTAACAATTCAGACTATCTCTAGCACAGGTTCTTCAGGTGCTGGTTATATTACTGTTAAATATATTCAAAACAATAATTTAGCATAACATCAAGGGGGCAGCAATGTCCCCTTAACTTATAGGAGTTTATAATGGGTTTTTCAACAGACGTAAAAGCTACCCGAGCAACTGGTAACGCAACTATCTTTGGTGGCAGAACTAGACTTAGAGGTATCATTGTAGTAAGTGATGGCGTCGGAGCAGGTTCTGTACTTCTTAGAGATAATGACGATCAGACTGTTATTCAGTTTGATATACCTCAGGGGGATGTTTTTACTTTTAATTTACCAACAGATGGTGTTGTTTTTCCAAACGGAATGAAAGCACACAGTTTGACAAATGTAACATCTATTACTGTGTTTCACGATTAATGTCTGATATTGAATTACAAAACAAATTGGAGATAACTGAGATGAAAGGTGATTTAAAATTACTAAATCAAAAAATACATACAATAGAAACAAACCATTTAGTGCATTTGCAAAAAGACATTGACAAAATAAATAAAGTATTATGGACAGTTGGTGTCATGGTATTTGCACAATTTATTTGGTTAGTTAAAACTATTGTTGTGGGATAGGAGTACAGATGGTGACTTCTGGTACGTATACTTTTAACTTAGACACTGCTCATATTATTGAGGAAGCATACGAGAGAATTGGACAGCAATCGAAAACAGGTAATGATTTAAAAACTGCTAGACGTTCTCTCAATTTGCTTTTGACTAAATGGGTAAACGATGGCGTAAATTTATTTACGTTAGATTTAACAACCACGTCTTTAACAAAAGACGTAAACAACATAACATTAAGCGCTTCTCAATACTTAGATGTTTTAGATGGCGCAATTAGAGATAATTCTGACACATCAAATCCACAAGATATATCTATCGAAAGAATCAGTTTAGATGATTATTTAAATATTCCAACTAAAAATGATACAGGTAAACCTGTACAGTTTGCGGTTGAAAGAAATAGTCAATTTACCAATGCAGGTACGGGAACACATAAAATTTATTTCTGGCCAATACCAGATCAAACATACTATCAATTTACATCATGGACTATTAGATATCCACAAGATGTAACCACAACGTATACACAAAATCCAGATATACCAAGAAGGTATTTACCGGCATTGATTAGTGGGTTAGCTGTTGAATTGGCAGTTAAGTTTGCACCAGATAGATTGAATATACTAAAGCCTTTATACGATGAAGAATGGATGAAGGCAAAAGAAGAGGATAGAGAAAGAGTTAGCTTTTACGTACAACCACAGGTGTACTAATGGCACGATACGCTAAAGGTAAAAAAGCGGTCTTAATAGATGACCGTTCTGGATTTAAGATTAGATATAAAGATGCCCGTGAAGAATGGACGGGTTTCAAAGTTCATAAAAAAGATTGGGAAGCAAAGCATCCACAATTAGAACCACAAAAATATTTACGAAAAGGACGTGGCAATGTTTTATTTAAACCACGACCAGATGCGGATTCAGTTCCAACAACTATACCTTTAGGCCCGTTACATGGAAGATTCTCGGCACAAACAACTACATTAGTTGGTCAACCTAATATTAATTTAACCGAACAAACAAATGGCCTTGGTTTAATTTCACGAATTGGTACACCGGGTATAGCATTAGTTATACCAATCAGTGGCGTATCATCATCAACGGCTCAAGGTACATTAACTATCAATGGAGCGGAACAAGCTGAAGGATTAGAAGCAGTAGCACAACAAGGTGCTATTACGAAGAAACTTGGTATTAATATTACTGGTGTAGGTTCTACAACAGCACAAGGTTCAGTAACATTAAACTCTGCAGAAGATGCAAATGGTATTGAAGCAACTACATCACTTGGATCTGTAACTCTCAACTTAACTGAGAATCTTGTAGGACAAGAAGCAACAGCTCAACAAGGCACTCCAACTCTTAACTTAACAGAGCTTGGTGGAGGTATTGAAGCTACTACTTCTCTTGGTACATTGGCAATTAATGCTACTGTATTCCCAGCAGGCCTAGGAACTACAGCTTCACAAGGTACAGCACAGGCGGAAATTATTGTACCAGTAACTCCAACAGGGTTGCAAGCTACAGCAAATCGTGGTACAATAGATGTAAATTCACCGAGTTGGGGTAACTTTACTTGGTCACAAGGAGAATGGGGTAATTAATGGGTTTAACATACGTACAGTTAAAACAAGGAATACAGGATTGGATGGAAAATGATTCAACCGAATTTACAACAGCCACTGGCTCAGGTAAAGCACCTATTGATTTATGTATAGAATTAGCTGAACAAAGACTTTTGCGAGAATCAGATATCGCAGAATATCACAAAAATACTACATTTACTTTATCAGCTGGCAATAATACGTTTGACGTTCCTCAAGATCTGTACGTAACAAGATACATTAAACATCAAACAGGAACTTTCTTAGAAGAGAAAGACCAAACATATGTGAGAGAGTTTACTCAGAATGAAGCAACAACTGGTTCTCCTGAGTATTACGCCTTATACGGCGAAGGTAGTTATTCATCATCTGATAGGGGTACAAAATTTTTATTTTCTCCTAAGGCAGATGTTGACTATACGCTCGAAATAGGGTATACTATACTACCAACAGGACTTAGTAGCGGTAACGCGAACACTTATTTAGGTGACTATGCTCCTGATGTAATACTATACGCAAGTTTAGTAGAAGCGTCTTACTTTATGAAAGAAGCGCCTGATCAATTACAGAGATATCAAGGTCTGTATGATCGAGCACTTCAAACATTTTTAAGACAAGAACAACAACGTAAAAGAACTGACGAGTTCACAACGGGTGAGATAGGAACAAAAGGATAAACTATGGCCATAACATCAGCAATTTGCACAAGTTTCAAAAAAGAATTGCTTGACGGAATACACAGCTTTTTAGCAACGGGCGGTGACGCTTATAAGATTGCTTTAATCAAAGCTCAAGCTTCGCAAGCAGGAACTTATGGTGCAGCAACAACTAACTATTCCGATGTAACAGGTAACTCAGATGAGTTAGGTGCTACAGGCGGATACACTACAGGCGGAAACGCTTTAACAAATATAGATCCAACATCAAGCGGCACAACAGCTTTTATTGATTTTGCAGATACATCTTGGACATCTGCAACTTTTACAACTAGAGGTTGTATTATTTACAATACATCTGAAAGTGATAAAGCAGTAATGGTGATTGATTTTGGTGCAGACTTTTCTGTATCAGGCGGTACTTTCGAAATTCAATTTCCAACTGCCGATGCATCAAACGCTATTTTAAGAATAGCATAAGGAGTTTAAATGGCTTCAACATGGAGTAATCTTGGCATCAGGTTGATGACCACAGGTGAGAACGATAACACTTGGGGTGATCAAACAAATGATAACTGGAATAGAATGGAAGATTCAACGGACGGGGTTCTGTCGGTTGCTATAACAGGAAACTTAAGTTTAACATTCACAACAAATCCTACATCGTATGCTTCTGAGAATGGCCGTCAGAAAGTTTTAAAGTTTACCGGTACGCCGGGTACAACTTGCACGATAACTCTTCCAAATATTCAGAAAACTTACACTGTACAAAATGATACAGATTCAAGTTTGATTTTTACAGCTGGTACAGGGGCGGCAACATACACCCTTGTGACTGGTAGAGATGCATCAATCTATGTAGATGGTTCAGATGAAGTCCATAACGCTTTAGCTAACTTAGATGTAACAACAGTTAACGGTGTAGATGTATCAAATGCAGCTACACAGGGTTTCGCAATCGCTATGGCGGTTTCATTATAAAGGAGGATAGATGGCCCAGAATTTTAGAAGGTATACATCCAACGCAGTCGGCGCAAGTCCTGCTACTCTTTTCACTGCTAACTCTTACGATACAGTAGTTGGTATTTCATTGTCCAACATTACAGGATCATCAATCTTAGTTGATTGCTATGTTAATGATGCTAGTAATGATATTTATTTAGTTAAGTCTGCCCCCATACCGAGTGGCGGATCTTTACAGATTTTGGACGGGGGTGCTAAATTAATTGTACAATCAGGAGATGCATTAAAAGTAGTATCAGACACAGCATCATCTTGTGATGTTTGGGTTTCAACTGTTGACGATATAAGTACATAAGGAGGATATTAAATGCCGTATATAGGCAATACACCGGCGGATAAATACAGTAGCTTTGCTGTACAACACTTTACAACAAGTGCAACAACAAGCTATACATTAGACCAATCGGTTGCAAACGAAAATGAGATAGCATTGTTTATTAACAATGTACGTCAAGAACCGGGTTCTAGTTATGCATATACTGCAAACGGAACAGCTTTAACACTGTCAAGTGCAACAGCTGCAACGGATACCATGTATTGTGTATTTATTGGAAAGGCTGTCCAAACAGTCACGCCATCTGCTAATAGTATTACAGCGGCAATGATTGTTGATGGTACTATTACCGCAAGTGAAATTAGCTCAAGTACATCATTCTCTTTTCCTGTACAGTTATATTCTGCGGAAGCTACTTTAACAGATGGGGCAAATATCGATTGGAACTTACAAACACAGCAAGTTGCTAAAGTAACGTTGGGGGGCAACAGAACATTCAACGCGCCAACTAATTTATTAGCGGGGGCATTCTGCTCACTGCTTGTTATTCAAGACGGCACGGGTTCAAGAACAATTACATGGAACGCAGTCTTTAAATGGACAGGCGGTACAGCACCAACTTTATCAACAGGAACTTCAGCTAAAGATTTATTTGTTTTTAGAAGTGATGGAACAAATTTATATGAAGTAGGAAGAAGTATAGGGATAGCATAATATGTACGCATTAGTAGAAAATAATCAATTTGTTAAATTAATGAGAACCAATAAAGGTTTTACTTTAAATGGGTTACAATATCCAAAAGAAGTATTTACTTTATGGACAACTGAAGAAAGAAAAGCTATCGGTATTTATCCAGTAAGAACAGATACCACTAATAAAAAAGATGAGGCATGGTATATCAATACAAATATTACTTATGCTGTAAGTGGTGATGAAGTAGTAGGTTCTTATGGTACAGCAACAGCAAAACTTTTAGAAGATAGAAATGAAGTAAATGATGATGGCACTCCAATGTTGGATAGTGACGGTAATCAAGTTGTAACTAAAGGTTTAAAAACAATTAAAAAAGAAATGATAAACAACCAATGCGCAGGCATTCTTGCACCATCTGATTGGATGGTAGTGAAAGCGACGGAAACAGAAACAACAATGGATAGCGGGTGGAAAACATGGAGAGCAAGCATTAGAACTAAATGTAATTCAATGCAAACACAAATAGATAATGCTAGTGATGTAGATGCTTTAGCCGCTTTATTTACGTATACAGAACAAGAAGACGGAACAGTAACAAAACCACTCGGCGAATTTCCAGTAAAGGAGTAACATGGCGTTTCCAGTTATAGGTGGAACTCAAGTATCA